TACCGAGCGTCAATTCACGATTGACAATGATCCCCTGGCCTTCATATCCGGTAAACGGCATGAAAGAGAAGATCGGGTTAATGCTGATAATGTCCATTGCGACGCCTTTGACCAAATCGTTCTGGATCAGCAACGCAGCTTGTGCTAGAGTTTGTGTAGCCATATTTTGTTCCTCCGTTTATAAAATTATGGCCTGGTCGCAAAAGACATTAATTTCAGCCTTGCAAGGCGCGGTTATGTTTTTTCAGACCAGACCTGATGAGGTCGACAGATTTTGCCCCTTCCGCTGGGGAGGGGCCACCTGTGTCCATGTTACCTGTAATCCGAGGACCGCCAGGCTTGGAACTGCGAAAAATTTCATAAGTCCCGTCGTTATCCTGTTGTACGATCAGCTCGACAGCTTCACCAAATTCAGCCGGTACTCCATGGTTTTTCTTTGACAGAAGAACTTTGCCATCTCGATCAAGAGCCTGAACTTTTAAAGTTGCGCCAGTGCGTTCGACTTTAAACCGGTCACCATAAATTTTTGCCGCGTCCTGCGGCCGGTAAACGGTTTTACGATCTTCGCCCGCAAAGTATGGGTGTGTGCCAAGCTTGTTGTTGACAGCAAGATCAAAGATGATTTTGTCCATATCCTTGATTTCCTGCTTTAAGCCTGTTTCCACTTCTTTGAAAGTGTTTTCCTTAACTTCCCATTCTTCGGTCATGCTGGCTTTTACTTCATTGGTCCATGTCTTTTGATAGGCTTCCAGCCCATGCTGATCAACCAGCTCTTTGCCTTCCAATTTTTTAACGGTTGATTCATGAGTTTTTGCGATTTCGGGAGTGATTTTTCCGTAGGCTTTCAGCTTTTCTTCAAGGGTTTTGCTTTTTTGAAAGAAACGATCCTGTTCTTCAGTCAGATTACTGATTCGACTTTCAAAACCGGAAAGCGTATCTTTCAGATTGAGTGGTTGTTCTGTTCCATCAGAGTACTTATACAAGGGCATCCCGTCCTTAAGTACCGCTTGCCCGTCAGTATCAACAACTAATTTGGGCTCTTCCATGGCATCCCGCCTTTCCTCCGGATCCCCCGGAGATTTGAGTAATGTTTGAGAAATTCAAATAAAAAGCTCCCCTTTTTATTATTTATTTCCCACTTTAACCGATTGAATTCATTGAATAAAATTTATGTTAATGCTAATTATTAAGTTATAGCGGTAACTGTCTGAAACCACTATTAAAAATACTATTGACTAAGTTTTGCACTATTGATAAACTTTGTCAAGAAAAAGTTTCAAGGAGGTTTATATGTCATTTACACATCGAAACGGGTTAAAACCGCAACGAAAAAAGATTGGGATAATGGAAAGAAGGCGTAAGTTGATCCAGCTTGTCCGGGAACATCCCGACTGGGGACAACAAAGCCTTGCAGAAGCCCTTACCGTCAATAAAAGCACGATCTGTAAAGATCTAAAAGAAATCAACGAAGAATTCACGGTTGTCAATTCAGAGATGTGGCTTTTAAGCCGCGAGCGGGTATTGTCTGAAATTCGCGAGAATAAACAAAAATGCATGGACAAACTTACAGCATGCACCAAGCCGCACCAGGGCGCAAGGTGGATGGAGGAGTGGACGAAACTAATGATCCAGGAAGCAAGGATCCTTGGAATAAATTCACCAAGCCATATCATGGTCCATCAGGAATTGACGATCCATAAAGATGAAATGGACGCCGGCGTAAACGCAGCGCTTGCTCAATTTGAAGAGCCTATCATTGAAATTGGAAAAGATGGCCAAATAAAATTACCGGAGAAAACATTTGAAAACAGCGCTGCAATATAAAGAGGAACTTTCAAAAATTCCGATTGAAAATCTGGCTTATAGCAGATTGTCGACTTATGTCGGGATTCAGTACCCGAGATATGATTTTTCAAGGCACAATTTGATGATCGCCGCAGCCCTTCAAAAAGTCGAATCAGGTGAAATCCCGCGTTTGATTTTAAACCTTCCCCCACGGCATGGCAAGACGATGTTGACCGGAGAGTTCTTTCCAGCCTGGTATCTTGGCCGAAATCCAAGAAATCAGGTTATATACGCAACATATTCATTTGAAAGGGCCAGTGATGTCGGCCGTAAAGTAAGAAACCAGATGATTATGCCGATCCACAAACAAATATTCAAAGGTTGCACCGTGTCAAAAGACGCTGCAGGACAAAACCGTATGACGACAGAACAGGGCGGCTATTATTTTGCGGTTGGAACCGGAGGCGTGGTCGTTGGCCGTGGTGCGAATTTGTTCATTATTGACGATCCGATCAAGGGCCGTGAAGAAGCGGATTCTGAAACGTTTCGCAGGAAATTAATCGATTGGTACAGAGGTGTGGCTTATACCCGCCTGATGCCTGAAAATGCCATTATAATTATTCAGACCAGATGGCATTTTGATGATATCACCGGATATGTCCTCGAAGAAATGGCGCATGAAGGCTGGGTTGTCTTGAGCCTGCCGGCCGTATGTGAAGACGATCAAGACCCGCTGCGCAGAGAAATAGGAGAATCTCTTTGGGAAAAGCATTATCCCCGTGACAGGCTGGACGTAATCAAGAAGACTGTCGGTACCCGCGAATGGAATGCTCAGTATCAACAGCATCCATTGCCGGTCCAAGGCGGAATGATTGATATTAATTGGTTAAAAAGATATAATAATAAAGAAATGACATCTATTCATGTGGCGATCGATACCGGTGCCAGGCCGCCGATGAACATCATAAAAGAAAAAATGAAAATCAGGCGGATTGTAATTTCCTGGGACACGGCATTTAAAGAAAGCCAACTTAACGATCCGTCGGCTGCAACGATATGGGGAGTAGCTGCAGATAGAAAATTTTATCTGCTGGGGATCGTCAATAAAAGAATGAAATACCCAACACTTAAAAAAGCGGCGATCGATCTTTGGCAAAAATATATGAAATGGGATTTGGGACCGGTCCCTGTTTTAATCGAAGATAAGGCGTCTGGCCAGAGCCTGATCCAGGATCTCAAAAACGAAACGTCGATACCGGTGATCGCGATAAATCCAGACTCGAATAAACAAATACGGATGTCAGCGGCTTCTCCATTGATGGAATCGGGGATGGTTTATCTTCCGGATGAAACAATGAACTGGGTCGTGGATTATGAAACCCAGCTTGCAAGGTTCCCACTGTGGCGGCATGACGACTTGGTCGATTCAACCTCTCAATTTTTACTTTGGGCGGTTAAACCAAAATTTAGAAAAAACACTAAAAGGAAATTTTGGAAATGAATTGGATAGGTAAATTAAAAAAAGGCGCATTGACAGCACAGGCAAAACGAGCCAAAATGACAACTGCACAATATTGTGCGCAGGGAAAGAAAAAGCTGAGTCCGCTCGCTCAGCGTCGCTGAAACGCTCGAAAGACTTTGCGCAGTCTGCGCAAGAAAAAAAGGTGAAAATATGGCTTTTGCATCAGAAACCGTAGACACTGAAATTACCCCTAAAATAGTCGTAGATCCTTCAGGATCTTTTACCCAACGTAAATTTACCGATTTTAAATCCAAAGCCGAGCTTGAATATACGACTTCGATATATAAGGAAAACATTCAAGATTGGAGCATATATGATCTTGTTTACAAATCCGGACGGGATTTAATTAATTTTGCCCTGTACAGGCACCCGAGAGAATCAACAGAAAATTATGACGCACGGCTGCGCGATGGATATGTGTATAATTTTGGCCGTGCGATCATAAATATTTTCAGTTTTTATTTAAATGAAAAAGAAGTTATCCGGGAGTTGCCAGGACTTAAAAACGATGCCCAGTTTGAAATGTTTAAACAAGATTGCGACTTAAGCGGAACCGATTACGATGTTTTTATCAATGAAACTCAAAAATATTCATCGGCTATCGGGTCGGTTGGCATTTTAGTCAATAAACCGGGCGGGATCACGATGAACAATACCGTTCAAGACGAGATCAATAACGGTATTTATCCGTATTATGCGCCGTATTGCCTGGCAAATATTTTAGATTGGCAGTGGGAACGCAACCCGGTTAACCACCGCAGGGATCTTATGTTTTTAAAATTAAGGGAAGTCGATGATACCTATACCGTCTGGTTTCCAGATTCCTGGGAACGTTGGCGTCTAAAAAATACAAA